ACAGACTTACCTTCTTTTAGAAGTTGAGCAACATTACCTCCACCCAACACTTTGTAAGCTATTAAAGGAATTTTAGGAGCTCCCATTACGCTACCGCTCCTCCACCTCGAGTCGCTGCTCCCATACCTCGTCTACCCTTTTTCTTAGATTTCTTTGCTACGACTTCTCCGCCTTTTGCCATTTTTCTTCTACCGGGTAAATTTGATTCCATACCTCTAAGTGCTCCGAATCCACCACCACCGCCTCCAGAACTTCTTCTTCTTTTATCTGGATCTTCTCTAAGTTCTCTTAGTTTTTTCTGTTTTCGTTCAGATTCTTTTTCAATTTTAGTCTCTTGTCTTTTAATACTTTTACTTACTTTTTTCTCATCTTCACGTTTTTGTTTTTCTCTTTCTATAAATTTTTCAGCTTGTTCAGGAGTCATTCTAGAAGCTCTTAACCTATCTAAAGCTTCCATTAAACCTTCAGCCGCACTAACTAATGAACTATTTGGACTCATTTTACCTGTTGCCAAAGCTGCTCTTAAATTTCTTTCTCTACGCTTTTTAGCCATGGTTCTCTCCAAAATAATATTCTATCACGCTACTATACCCCCGCCTCTTTTTGCCAAACCCATACCTCTTCGACCCTTTTTCTTTTTCACCTCACCACCATTTTTCATCTTTTTATATGGGGGTCTTACTAACTTTAAAAATCCTACACCTCCAGCACCTCCGCCACCTGAACCACCACCTTTTGGTCCACCACCTTTTGGTTTATCATCTTTTGTTCCGCCTTCTTGATTAGATATTTTTTTCCTAGTTTCCATATATTTTTTAGGAAAATCTCTTTCATGTGCATCAGGATCTTCAGCCAACATTCTTTTACGAACAGTCTCTGATAATCTGCCTCCCTTTAACTCTCTTTCTCTTTTGCGATTTTTACGTTCTCTACGCTCTTTATCATCCATTATTTACCCCAAAAAAATTGTTGAAGCATAATTAAAAAAGCAGTCACAGCACTTCCTGCACCTGCCGCCCACATAAGTGTTTTCCATCCACCTCTAGCTTCTGATAATACCTTATCTATGTTAGCTAAAGATTTTTTTATCTCCTCAATATCTTTTTTCATGTCTTCTACATCGGCATGAAGATGTTTTATTTCATTCGCTTGAACAGCAACTTTACTATTTATATCTTTGCTAAAAATGCGTTGAATGTCTTCTTTTTCCATCAACACTTCCACCTTCTTCTGGCTTGTCGTAAACGGCTATTTGGATTTTTAGCCGCCTTTGGAAACTTCTTCATTTGTCCGGCAGAACGAGCACAAAATGACTTACGTCTTTTTGCATCTTTAGAACCTTTTTTAACTTTGCCTGTTACGGCAGTTTTAAGTTTAGAACCAGGATTGGCTCTACGATAAGCGGCTACTCCCTTTTTAGTCATTCCCGCCCCACTTTTTGTAGGGCGAAAATTACCAGATTTCACGGAAGTTTTAATTCCCATGCCTTTTCGTTTTTTCTCAGCCACTTTAAGCCTCGTAAAAAATAGTCAGACTTGGAATATTTCCCGCAGTGGTTGCTGTTACTAAAACACCATCTGAAAATAATATTCCTTGATTTGGGATATTAATGGTTTCAGAAGCAGTAGCCCCATCAGAAGATGAAATCGTCAAAAGGTTTGCACCTCCAGCAGATCCATTTCTAAAAGTCATAGCAGCACTGGCTTTACTTGTAAAATATAAACCAGTTAACCTAACTCTCCCTGATATAGAAGCTGATCCGCTAGTCGTAGTAACCGCTTTCGCGTCAGAAAGATAACCCATGACCTACTCCTTATGAGTCAGTTACATTTAAATTAGCATCTTGTAAATATTTAACAGTTACATCTGCAATTCCAAGTGTTCCTGCCACAGTGGCTATAGGTGTATATGTAGCTATTACATCTCTATCAACTGTTCCAATATTTATAGAAGCTGTGGCCATTCCAGTACTCTGAGTTAAACCAATAGCTTTAGCATTTGTGGCTCCCATTAAAGCAGTTGTTGCCCCAGAAAAACCAATTGATACCGTAGCAGCTGAGGCATTATCAGAAGCCTCAACAATATTTAAACTAACCTCAGTTATTTTAGAGTTTGCTGGTATTGTTCCCACAGTGGTTGTGGCAGATGCTCCCGCAATATCAATCACAGCGGCTTGAGCCATAATCACAAAACCAGTATTTGATTTATTTGTACCAGGAGTGGTTCCTGTTGTTTCTTTAATTGTTCCGGCCTTGATAGGACCTGAAAATGTTGTTGTTGCCATTTTAATCTCCGTGTATTAGCACTCGTCATACAATCTCTAATACGTCTGCTAGGTCAGTATGTATGACTAATTTACCCTAGTTATTTTTTAATAGTTTCTTTAACCCAATTATAAGGTTTTTCAGAATAATCTACCATTGCTTTTGCCATAGCAGCGTTACCATCTATGACACTTTTTGTTGATTCAGATACTTGTTTTGTCCAAGCATCCCAAAATTTAAAAATTATATCCATCTATATCTCCAAAAAGGAAAGGGGGCTTTTGCCCCCAACCCAGTTAAGCACCTTGGCTACCAAACATTCCTCGAGGATCTGAGAAACCAAAGGAATATCTTTCACGAGCTTTGTAACGGACGTTACCTGTATCAAAATCACCTTCAAAGGCGGTCTTAATACCAACTCGTTGGAACATCTTCATTCCGTTTGGAGCATCGGTTTTAATAAAGAACGCATCAGGATCATTAAGATAATGATTTACTGTGTACCCTTGTGGGAGCATTCCCATGTTACGAGTAGCATTGATATCATTATCTGCTGTTCCTGGTCTTAAAGTAGACTCTAAGATTCTATCAGCAGTAAACTGAAGCTCCTTAGGAATAATTAACTTCAAGCCTCTAACAGCGATTTTAAGTCCACGCTCATCTGTAAATGCAGCAATATCAATAAGAGATTGCTCAAGAGAGGTTTCATTTAAATCCGCATCAGTAGCCAACTTATTCGCTAAGTTCGCTCCACCCAATGTTGGGTGTGCTGTAGAAAGAAGAGCTACCCCATCGCCTCCGACTGAAGTACCAAAAGCATTATTAAGAACATTTGCTGCCTTAATTTGCTTAGTGGTTGCCATACTTCTAGCAAGAGCTTTGGTGTAACGAGCAGAGAGCTTATCATATAGATTATCTTCAATTGCCTCTTCTGTAAGAGAGAATGCTAAAGCAATTGTCTCGTGTGAATATCTAGCTGTAAAAACTTCTTGTGCAGCGTCAAAAGCAACACCAGCACCCTCTGTTTTTACAGGAGCCTCACCGAAACCTGAGAGCATTACCTCTTCCTCAAAAGCACGATCAGATGTCTCTGTATCATAAATCTCAGCGTGTTCGTTTTCGTAGTTTGCATACTCTAGTCCAAAAAGAGCGTTAAGACCTGGCTCAAGCTCCTTGACTAGTTGTGATCTAGAAATTGCCATTGTCTAACTCCTTATTGTCCAGCAACACCAGCACTACCGTACAAGTGTTCGTTAATTTTAACAACAACTTGGCAGAAATTACCTAAAGCGTTTCCTGGTGTATCGTAAATACCAATTAACTTTAAGTTCTTTGCTGCACCTGTGCCTATATCTGAAGAATCAAGCTCCATAGCAGAAAGTCCAGTGGTTGTGCTTCCTGAACCAACTACAACGTCAGCGTTTTTACCAAAGTCAGCTTGAACAATATCCTCATCAGATTGAATAATAAACAACTGATTTGGATCATCAAGAACATCTGCTTGAATAGTACCTGTAGTAATATTCACAGAACCTGGGTAAAAATTCTTGAAAGTAGGTTTACCTGTCGTGGGATCGGTATAAAAAACTCCGTTAAAAACACCAACAGCCGCAGTATGCGATGATGGGTCAAACTGGAGAATAAAACCGTCTTTTAAAGTAACAAGGTCACCCTGAAAAATAGCCCCTGATTGGTTATCAGCTATCTGGTAGCCAAACTGCTTCTGAGAACCAGTTGCAGAAAGATTACCGAGAGCACGAAGACCAAAAGGTTTATCGACATTAGCCATGTTTTATCCTTTTAATTAATTTTCTTCGGCCTGAGGGCTTCCGAAAGTTGTACGAGACTGTCGATTCGGTTTATCAATTACCATTGAGCTATGAGCATTAGCTTTCAATAAATCATTATCAACAGCCGAAATTTGGTCTTGGGTTCTTTGTTGATAATATGCATTTCTCTCCTCTGCTACCTCTTCAGGAATCTTGGCTAACACAAGTCCCCCCACGGAACAAACTCCCGCGTGTCTTCCATCGTCCATAGTTGGAACAACAAATTCTGGATTATCTTCTGCTCTAACCAATTCATATCCTTCTCGTAACTTCGCAGCTACGTTCATTCTATCTTCCCTACCACCAGATTCAGCACGAAGCCATCTGTGCTTGTATCCTGGAGGAGCAGGTGGAGTATCTAATCTTGAAGGACGTACCCATGCTTTTTTACGAGTTTCATTTGAGCGTGTCTCGCTACCACGACTTTTTTTATTTAAAGCAGCCATTACGACCTCCTAACATATTTTGCATATTCTTCCAAAGGAACACCTAATCGTCTTGCAATACTAACTTCACTTTGAGTGAGTTTTATTGATCTCGTGCGTCCAGTTTTATTGGTTCTCGTAGCAGGTGCGACACTTGGGACGTTGCTAGTATCCGCCTGTTTTTTAAATTTGTGCGGGAACTCTTTACGAATTCTCCGATTTAATTCATCATAATACTCATCAGATGTTAAGTCAAACCCCTCAGCACTTAGTTGATTGTGAATTTCCATAGCACCAGAGGTCATAACTCTATCCTCACCAAACCATTCATTATCTTCAGCCCACTTTCGTGCCTTAGGATCAATTCTTTGTTGTTGAGGTTGTTGTTGTGTGACAGGTTGCTCAACTCGTTGTTCCTGTTGAAGCTTTCTTTGTTTTTTATCGTTCTCAAGCTTTTCTTTTTGATAAACAAGTTGAGCTAAAACTTTTTGAGCCTCTACAGCAGCATCACCATCACCGTTGGTTACTGCATTTTTTAAATTAGCTTCTACAATCGCCAACTGAGAGTCTATTCTTCCTTCGCTCTCTGTTAAGTAACTACTATCAAGAGCAGTTGCCTTTTTTCTTTCTTGCTCTAAATGACTTTGAACATTTTGAGCATATTCTACCGCGGCTTGCTCTCTTCTTTCAGCTTCACGAAGTTTTGCCGTCATTTTATCAATGCGTTTTTTTACCTTCGCACTATATTCCTCGTGTTCTTGCGTTTGTTCTTCAGGTGAAGCTTTTTGTGGCTCTTCTGGTTGTTCTTCTTCTGCTTCAGTTACTTCAACAACGTCCGGTTCAGACTTTTTATCTTCTGGTATTTGAACTTCTGTGGCTTTATCTTCTTCTGTCAAAGGCACTTCAATTTGTGTTTCTTGTATCTGTTCTTGCATGGAAATCTCCTTTATACCATGTGAATAACGTCTTCTGGATCCTTAATCGTAGCCAAAATTTCGTCATCATTTAAAATGCGTATCTCACCATCTTCGATGTTGATACGAGCACCTGCGTATCGAGCAAAAACTACCCAATCACCTTTTTTACACCACGCTCCATGCGGAAATTTTTCTTGATCATAGTACGCTAATGGTCCTGTTTCAAGAACATATCCACAAACGGTAGCAACTTGCTGTTTTTCTACTGCTTTTTCCGCTAAATATAGCCCACCTTTTGTTCTTTTTGGCGGTCTAAACGGTAAAACAACTAATCTCCAACCAGTTGGCTTAGGTATTCTTTCTAGAAGTGACTCATCTAGATTTTTTGGGTCTAATTTTGCCGTTTCTTCTGTATCAGGTAGAGTTTCTTTACGATCCTCTGCCCACTTTTTTTGTAAAGCTGTCATTTCTGCCATAATTTCTCCTGTATTGCATGATATATACAAAATGTTTCACGGGAAACATCTTTTTACTCATGTTCGTCTAGCGTCTGCTTGATTTTTTCTTCAATAGACGTAATTTCATCTAAATTTCCTAGTAATCTTTGATAATGTTCCATATTTTTTAGGCCACCACCAACCATTACCTCCGATATTTCTTTTTTTCTTTGTTTTATGTACTTTAATAACTGATCTACGTTCAATTTTCTCCTCTATTTTCTCTCATTTGCTTTCTTTCTTCTTGTGCCACTCTTTCCCTAGCAATATTTGCTTTTTCATCCGCTATATCTCTAGTTGCTTGAAGCCTTTCTTGGGCAAGTTGAGCATCCATTTGCATATCTTGAGCTTGTAAATTTATTTTTTGAGAACTTTCTTGTGCTTTTCTTTGAGTATCTTGTGCTCTAAGTTGTAATTCTTTTTCTTTTAGTTGAACTATTGGGTCAGGTTGACCTGCACCAGACAATTGTTGCGATGCTTGTCGTAACTGTTGCATATTTTGCATTACCATTTGAGCAACTTTTGCTTCTTTTTCTATATCCGTTACAGCATTTTTGTAATTTTCCCCAAATTGCTTGAATAATTCAGCCTCTGTCATTTCCTCTGACTTTAACCTAACGTGTTCTAAAATGTGTTTTGTTAAATTATTCGCAGCCAAAGGATTTTGCTGAACAATGGGAGACATTCCCTGAAGTAAGTGGGTTAAGATATGAGCATCGTGCTCTTGTCCAGGAAATGCCTTTAAAGATTTACCATCCAAAGCTTCTGCATTTTCTGTTGCAGGATCCTTTGGTTGAGGAGTTTGTGTGTCATCAGGTTTAAGAATCATGTCAATATCTCTCGTACCTAAAGCTTCATACATTCTCCTGTACGCTTCATAAATGTTATGTATTTGAGGATTTGATTGAGCTAATTGTAACTGAGTTTGAGCCATTGTAATTCTTTGTGCAGCAGAATAAATATTCGGATCTGCACTAGGAATAATATCAATTCTCTCGTCAAAATCCTCTTTTAAAATAGTTCTATCTGCACCAGGCACATCATATGGATATTCATCCGGTAAATACTTATAAAACGCATCTGCCATTAATTCAAACTCTAATTTTTGCGCATAGTGTAACCTTTTGTGAATGCCAGACATGACCATTGCACCTCTTTCTAACATTGCAATCGTTGTGCCTACTGCGGCTTGTTGATTACCATCTCCGATTTGCATATCGGAAATGCTCGATAACCGTCTACCCATATCAATACAAAAACCTAACAACGTAAATAACGTCTGACTAGGCTCCTTGTATGGCAAAGGTAATAACGAAGATTGTAGATCACCTCCTCCCGCATCAACATCCCTAAACTCTCCTGGCTGTAGCGGTTTATCATCATCTGCAATGCGTAAACCCCTAGCCTTAAATCCAGCAGGTAAATTAGCTAATGTCCCTGCATCGAGTAATTGTCTCAATGCGGCAGTAGCCGATCTTGTTAGATTTCCAATTAAGTGAACTAAACCATAGCCCATGCAACCAGGGCCAGGTAAAAACATATAATGTACAAAGTACTGACGCGGAGTGAAGTCTTCATCCTCCTCGTCATAGTTTCTATAAATCGATAAAACTTCTCCAGAGTCTTTATCTATCGTCACAATGTACGGTAGTTTCAATCCGTCTTTGTTACCGTAACCAGGTAAATCTAAGTGAATATGCGCTTCCAACAAAGTATAACTCAAGTCACTTTCATTACTGTCGATACCAGATACACGATCTTCAGCTTCACGAATGGAGCTGATCTCTGGAGTGCTTTCCTGTAAATCTATATCTCTATACGTTCCATCAATCTGACGTTTTTTTAACTCATTGCCAGACATCTGAACTACCTGAATACAACGCTCATTTTCCCACGGATTACTGGAGCCATCGTATGGCATCACAAAATTATCCGGCAAAATAAACGGAGATACACATCTCTTTTTCGATTGATCGTAATACACTTTCTTAAACGCTGAACCACCATAACCGACATACCACAGCATCTGATCAAAATCAGGCGTGTATTCTTTCATCACCGTAGTAATCTGGTAATTCATAAAGTCCTTGATCCTTTGTGCTTGTTGCTCCTTTTTCTTAGTAGGAGTACCAAGAACCTGTGTTCTTACAGGACCGCCAGATGGCATCAACTCTTTCATGGCCTGAGCACAGAATTGAATAATCGCTTCTGTCATCAACGGAACATGAACACCGGATGCACCACGAAATGGTTGCGTCTTTTCTTCGTATTGAAAACCTAAAAGTTTTAACCCCTCAGAATACGTCCTTTCCCAAGCGTCACGACTAGACATATCTGATTCATACAAATCCAAAATATTCAAAGATATTTTTGTTAACTCAGAATCTTCAATCTTTTCTGCTAAGTTCTCTTCATGCTTAGAAACTTCTTGCTGATCATCTTCTCCAATGTTTATTGTTGCACCGCCCTCATCATCAAGGACAACACTAATTTCTTCTTCTGGAGCAATGGTGGTCTGTTCTACTTCTACAGTCACGGAACCCTCTGGTAAAGAATCAGGGGTCAGGGCTTTTTCTATATTGTCAAATGGGTTAGCCATTTATCTTCCTTGTTGAAATTTTTTAACACCTTCCATAGAAGGAACCTTGTTCCTTGGTTTTTGCTCCTTGACCATAACATCTAAAGGAGTCTCATCCTGAGCAGACTCTTTAAGGAACTTAGTCAAAGGGTCAATTTTACCTTTCTTGGGCATTGCACCAAGGCTCATATCAGATAAAAAATTTTTCTCTGCTTCTGTTTGATTCTCCGACAAAAAAGTAATTGCAGCAGCTATGTCATAACTAGATGGTTGTTGAACAGGATCCATGAAGGGTTGTTGCACAATCGTCATGTCTGTATTTAAGATTTCTTCTTTTGAAGGTTTGCTCACACCAGGAGTTGCTGGCGGTCTAGGAAAGGGAACACCAAATTTTTCATTTAGATAGGCATACGTTTTTGCCCCGCCTTGCTTATAAAACTTTGTAGAAGAAGGTAGAGAAGTAAATTGTCTGCCAAGATTTTCTATTGCTCTAGTATGTCCCTGACCCCCTTGCATCACATCATCTAAAACTCCTTCTCCTTTTAACAACAAAATAAAAGCCTTATCTTGTGCTTCAGGAGAGAAATCTGTGATTTCAGCTTGTGGGTTTTGATCTACTATACCTTGAAAAGTTGTGTTCAAAAATTGATACCTTCCTGCCGCATCACTTACTCCATCGGCAGTTCTAACACCAAACTTATCAGGATGCTTAGAATCATCATCAAAAGTTTCTCCGCCAGTTATGACGTTGTATCGATTACCGGATTCTAAAGTTCCGATAATATCCATAAACTTTTGTACGTTTGGATTATCTCTAATCTGTAATAACTGTTCTGAAGTTAGTTTTTCCATTTATCAATAATACGAAAATTGTGGAGGACCCACTTCGTCCTCAATATAATCAGAGGGTAAATCGATGAAGTTACCCTGTCGAAACCGCATAACTGCTTGAACCGCACTATCAACCAAGTCATCATGGTCACCATACGGAAATTCTGCCATTTCTTCAACAACCTCCTCTGCCCAAGGTTCATCAGGAGCCCACACCATTCCAGATTCAAAAACGGGAGCAATCGCATTTGCTCTACTAATCTTATCTGTTCCAGAGTTTCTTCCTCCTGGTGAGTAGTTTACTACAGGAATACCAGTTCTGCGAAGTTCTTGAGACAAAGGTAAACCTGATGCCTTAGCCTCTATTAAAACACAATCTGGACTCCAGTATTTGTATAATTCATATGCGACCTTTTTTAGCTCAGGAAAATCCCATCTTCCTTTCTTTGAGTCAATTAAAATTAAAGCTTCTGTTTCTTCGTCTGGGCGAAAAACTCCCCACGTTGTGATTGCAGAAAAGTCTGCTGTCTCTTTTTTAGTATACGCAGTATCGTAACTCTGTATCACATAATCTAATGAAGGTATGGTTTGACCCTCATACACATTCCACCACTCTCTTTTGAAGATTGCGCCTTCTTCTGCTGTTGGGTTTTGTTGCCATTGAGCATTCCATTTAGATATTGGCAAAGCCGCCTTTACCGCCAAAAGATCTTGTTCTTTCCACATCTCAGGCCATGTAGGTTTACCGCTTGGCAACAATGCTGGAAACTCAATAACTTCCCATTTATCTGCACGGCTGTCTTTTGCCTGATCGTTTAATACCTGAGCAGTTAAGTCAACTTTAGACCATCGAGTCATAACCAAAAGAATTTTGCCTCCTGGTTGCAAACGCTGTCTAGGACCAGAGGTGTACCATTCGTATGCCTTTTCCATAGCTGTTTCAGACAATGCGTCTTGCTCCGAATGCGGATCGTCAATAACCAAAAAGTCAGCACCACGACCTGTCATTGCACCACCAACACCAGAAGCAAAGTATTCCCCTCCCTTACTTGTTTCCCATCGACCCGCGGCTTTACTATCTGCAGCCAATCGAACATCGGGGAATACCTCTCTGTACGCATCGCTATCCATAAGGTTTCTGACCTTACGACCAAAGCGCATGGCTAACTCAGCTGTGTGTGTTGCCTGAATGATCTTGGACTCAGGATGATTGCCCATGAGCCAAGCTAAATATAGATAAGAAGTTAATTCAGACTTACCATGACGAGGTGGTATGTTAATTATGATGCGATTACATTGATCATTTACTAATCGTTCAAATTGTTTTGCCATCTCTTTGTGATGGTATCCACAAATAAACTGAGGCCAGATAAATCGCACAAAAGACAAAAAGTTTTTCTTTGCATCTTCTAAGGCAGTCAGTCTTGCTAATCTGTACTCAAGTCTAGCAATCTCTGTTTCTGGGTCTTCTTTTATCAACATTTCGATACGTTTTGAATTTTGTGAAAATTTTATAGCAAAAAGGCTTTTTAGACAAGGTGGGGGGTCATAGGTTTTCCATACGTCTTCCTTTGCCTAAATCTTGTGTAAAGGTGTGTTAGTAGAACTGGGCGGGTGGGTGGGTCACGCGCCAGGATCCATGTCAAATATTTTTTGCCTATACAGCCAGGGACTCCGATAGAAAAAAACAATTAGACCTGAGTATATATCTGGTATATACTGTATTTGTAATTAACAGAAAGGAGAAAGTATGCTAGACGAAGCCACAGCAAAAGCAATAGCTGAGTGCGTTGCTAGAATCAATCCAAAGATGATGCAAGGTGAGGGCGCAATATTCACTCAAAGCGGTTTAGAGTCATTATTGCAAATCAACCACGCGTTTGCATTGCAAATGATTCGACACCTATGCCAGAACCTTCATGTATATGAGGATATGGTTCAAGACCTAAAGAAAATAAAGGAGGGGGCGTAAGCCCTCTCCGAAAGGAGGAAGTATGTTAAGAGGAATGACAATAAGAACACTTAAAAAAGCGTTGATTAGTGAATCCAATTCTGAAACGATTGCCGATAATCTACAAAAAGCAAGTCGGGCATTGGAGCAAGTGCATTGGCATATCTGCACCAGAGATTCAACTAACATGAGAATCCTTGCTAAAGATCCTTCAACTAGACCTGTTCTAGCATTACTAGTCCATTGGGCAAAAATAGAAGGTCTGGGATATGAAGCAATCCAAGATGCATTACATAAGGAGAAAGGAAGATGAAGAAAGGAGAAAGTATGAGTAAAGTTCCAAAGTGTTGTTTATGTGGTGTGTCATGTGATGAAGTAGCAAAGAATAAAGATTGGGTTGAAGGTAATAATCCTTGGCCTCTTTCTAATAAGCCAGATGATCGCGCGTGTGATATCTGTAATGATTTCTTTGTAGTTCCTAAAAGGTTTGAGGCAATGTTTGAAGCCATTAAAAGAAAGGAGAAAGTATGAGTAAAGGAACCGATATGGTAAGCAAGAAAGAGGTAGTGTTGATCAATTCAAAGGGCGGAGAACTGCCCTTTGATTGCCCTGTAAAATTAATGAAGTTTTTAGATCATGAATTTCTGATCACTCATCGTCTTTCTCTTAATGAATGGAAGTGGGAAGTAAGAAAAAGAAAGGAGAAAGTATGAACCAGATCTTATTTAAGTTTACTGACCAAGAGTTAAAACTCTTGGTCAGATTGCACAGAAAGTTTGAGAAAGAACTAGGATGCAGTATTTCCAGGAAACAATTATTTATATTAATGATTAAGGAGGGTTTGAAGAAATGAATAGCAGATTAAACCTTGAGGTCTATGACAAAATGGCAGATTCTAAAAACTGGGCAATGTTTACAGAAACAGGGAACAAAAGAGTTCAAGAGGTTTTTGAACAGTCTTTAAAAAAAGATAGAGGTTCTTCTGCAAAGCCATACTTTACATTTGCATCGCAAGCAATAGATAAGCTTAGTAAGAACAAAAACTTTCAAGAAGCGATGGATTCTGAAGTACGGAGAACTCTTTATAATCGCATTGAATATGTTTTAGAGAAATCCAACATACTTGAATTTGGCGAATATTGGGATGACCATGTTTGGTAATATGATTAAGGAGGGCTTAAAGAAATGATAGAAACTATTACAGAGTATCA